ACAAGTACGCGGAAAACCTCGTGGTCCAGGGGTTCACCATCCGCGTGGACGACACCCTCGCCTTGCACTCAAGGTGATAGGGGTGAACGGCCCTGAGTGCTACAGTAGATACCAATCGCCCCATGCTCTTCCGCTGGGAACGCCAGCGGGCGAACGAAAGGTCAGGTGATTGCCCCTCATGACGGACAGCATCAAGATCAAGCAGCCCGACACGATGGAAACATCCCTGACCTAGGCGGTGATCTGCATCTCCCTGGTGGCCGGACCGAGAAGCCCGGCCACCTCGGAGGGGGATCACAACCCTGAAAGCCCCGCCGTACTCCTTGATCAGTCTCCTCGCTACCGCTGATCAGAGAAGCACGGTGGCCGGGGAGGGCCCGGTGAAACCCCCGGCAGGTCGAGCCTTGACTCCCTGTCGGGGGTCACTCATTTCCCGCACACCGTAAGGAGCCGCACCGTGTCCCACCGGACCTACATCCTCGGGGCCTGTTTCCTGATCGCCGGTATCGCCTGGATCTGGGCCATCGCCCGTCTCGCCCCCGGCGCCCCCAGCGAGGACGACCAGTGACCGCGCTCGCCACCGAGGCGCCCCTGCACCCGCCGCTGCGTCCCTACCAGGCCGACGGCGTGGAGTTCCTGCGGACCCACCCGCGTGCGTACCTGGCCGATGACCCCGGCCTCGGCAAGTCCCGCCAGCTCCTCGAAGCCTCCGTAGGCCGCACGCTCATACTGGCCCCCGCCATGATCCTGGACTCCGGGACGTGGCGGAACGAGGTCAACCGGTGGGCGGACGACCCCAGCCGGTTCACCTACGCCCCCTACACCTCGCTCTGCCGCCGGGAGACCATCCCCGGCAAACCCCTCTACCAGCGGTACAACCGGATCAGCGGCAAGATGCAGACCGCCACGCTGGAAGCCGAGCCGGGATGGAGGGAGCTGATCGGCCCCTTCGCCGAACGCCCCGTGTTCCCCGTCCTGAACAAGGACGGCAGCCACAAGCACACCCGCCCCGTCTCCAAGGTTCTCCCCGAGCCGCGCCCGGAATACCTCCAGCACTGGGACACGATCATCTGCGACGAGGCGCAGCTTCTGAAGGGCCGCAAGACAAGCTGGGTCCTCGCCATGAAGATGCTCTCCCGGATGGCCGACCGGGTCTGGCTTGCCTCCGGCACCCCCATATCCAACTTCGCCCCCGAGCTGTTCGCCCCGCTCCAGCTCCTCTACCCGCGCCTGTCCGGCCCCGGGCAGAAGTTCGGCAGCTACTCCCGGTGGATCGCCAAGTGGTTCCGCACCTCCAAGTCCCGCTTCGGCGGCGAGCACACGCAGATCATCGAGGAGCTGCTGCACTGCTACGACGAGTGCCTGACCAGGCCCGCCTGGGATCCGTGCGACCACTACGAGAGGTTCTTCCGGGAGAACCTGGGGGATCTGTACATCCAGCGCAAGCGGGACGACGTGCTCACCGACCTCCCGCCGATGGACGTGCAGACCGTGCTGTGCCCGATGACGGCGAAGCAGACCGTGCAGTACAAGAAGATGAAGAAGGAGTGCCTGGCCGCAGACCTGGACGGCAACCAACTGGTGGCCTGGTCCAAGGGCGCATCTCACATCAAGCTGGACAAGATGGCCACGGGCCTCGGAGTCTTCACCGGGGACATCGGGGAGTCGGGGAAGCTGGAGCAGTTGCGGTATGACCTGATGGAGCGTTCCCGGCCCACGCTGGTGGTCGCGCACTACCAGGACACGGTGACCGCGTGTGCAGAGGTCGCGCGCAGGGCTGGTAAGAAGGTCCAGCAGATCGACGGCCGGACGAGCAAGGGGGACCGGCTGGCTTTCGTGGAAGCCTTCCAGGCGGGCAAGCTGGATGTGCTGGTCGGTTCCCTGGAGACGATCTCGGAAGGGCTCACGCTCACGGCCGCCGACATGGTGATCTACGTGGAGCACTCCTGGAAGCCGTCCCGCAACGAGCAGGCCCTGCGGCGTATCCACCGGCTGGGGCAGACCCGCCCGGTGACCGCGCTGGACTACGTCACGCCGGGCACGGTGGACGAGAAGAAGCGGGAGCTGCTGGCCACGAAGACGGACCGGCAGATGCGCCATCTGGTCTGGGGAGTTGTTAAGGCTCTCATCTAAGTGCTAGGGTAGATACATACCCGAGAGACACCAACCGAGGAGACTCCCATGACCACGAGGACCCTGTACGCCGTCGCTCTCACGGCCGAGGTTGCCGAGCGCATCCTGTCGCACAGCGGCAGCAACGACTACGTCATGAGCGACAAGGACAACGCGGAGAAGCAGGCCGCCCGTCTGACGGAGCTGTTCGACGCGCCGTACAAGGTCTTCGCCGGTCGGGTCACCGTCGAAATGCTGGAGGACTGAGCAGTGCCGAGCATCACCCCCACCACCCCCGTCGCGCAGGTCCCCGCCCAGGGACTTGCGCGGCGGTCCGAGCCGATCGTCTACCCCCGGGTCACCCCGGACGACGCGGTGATCATGGGATTCGACCCGGGCGGGTCGGACAAGAAGGGCGAGGAAGGGCACGTCGGCGTCACGCTGGGCTGCCGCAACTACGTGGAGATCGACGGGAAGTTCGAACTCCAGTGGCCCGGATGGCGCGTCTACGACACGTTCGAGATGGACCCCGACACGTTCATCCGCTGGTTCGTCCGCAACACCTCCGGCATCGACGGCATCTACGGCGAGATGTACCGGCTGGACAAGGAGAAGGCGTACACCCAGATCGGCTCCTCCATGCCGACGTCCCAGCTCATCGGTTTCGTCCGGATGCACTGCATGCTCTTCGCCCCGCACATCGACGTCGACTGGCAGCCGAACACCATCCTCACCGGCCCGATCTCCGGCCTGCTGCGGGAGAACAAGATCCGGCCCGTCTCCCCGCCCGGCGCGAACGCGGCCAAGGGAAGCACGGGAGACCATCAGCGCAGCTCGGAGCTGCATTGGTGGCACGGCCTGATCCGCGCCGGGCTTGTCGAAGGTATCTCCCTGGCATAGGGTAGATAAGACCACATCACTTGAATCCTGGAGAACTCTCTATGTCTACAACTTCCCCCGAAACCAGCGTCTGGTCCGACAAGCGCGGTCGTCAGCGCGCCCTCTACCCCCGCCAGGCCCAGGCGCTCCAGCTCTACGCGGACGGCCTCAAGATCGCCCAGATCGCCGAAGAGATGGAGATCGCGGTGGGTACCGCCCGGTCCTACGTCGGCGCCGCGAGTGCAGCGCTCGGTGCCGAGAGCCCGACGGACGCGGTCAAGATCGCCCAGGAACGCGGGGAGATCGAGCGCCCGGGACAGCGGCGGGACGTTCCCGGCAGCTAAGCCCTCCTACCTCCGAAAGGGAGATACCGGTCAATCCGGTATCTCCCTTTTGCATTTCCCCGTGCAGATTCCGTACGCAGCGTTTGTTGCAGAGCCCTTTGCGCGTATGATCGGGGCTATCCCCAGGGCCCAGCAGCCTCTTGCCGCTCTCGGGTAGTAGTACCTGCCCCAGGAGTTGCTAGGGTAGAACTCTCATCCCCGCTGCCTCGGAGGCACCTCCCATGCCCCTTCCGCCCCTGAAGGTGAGCTATTCCGGCCTGACCACCGGCCGGGACTGCCCCCTCAAGCACCACTGGCACTACAAGGACGGCTACCGGATCCTGCACGCCGACAAGAAGCTCCAGATCGGCTCCGCCTGGCACGAATGCGTCCTCGAAACGCATTACCAGACGATCAAGGACTACCAGGACTTCACGGACACCGGCCTGTCCCCGATGCGCGACACCGACGAAGAGTGCAGCCTCCTCTCCGTCGCCCGCGACGCCGTGCACGCCCGCCTCACCGCCGCCCTGCGCGGCGAGAGCTACAGCAACCTGGCGGCCGAGGACTACGACACCCTGCGCTGGATGTACGACGGATACATCGCCTTCTACGGGTGCGACCCGCAGTGGCGGATCCTCGACGTCGAACACAAGGGCCTGGCCCCCCTCGGCACCATCACCACGCCGGACGGTCCCCGGGACGTCGTCCTCGACTACCGCATCGACCTCGTGGTCGAAGACATCGAGCTGGGCGGCATCTTCGCCATCGAGTCCAAGTCGACGGCCAGCCTGTCCACCCGGTTCGCGCTCGAACTGGACGACCAGACCGGATTGTATGAGTGGGCGTTCCGTCAGAGCGACCACCCGCAGGCCCAGTTCATCAACGGGTGCGTCCGCTCCGAGGCCAAGAAGACGATGAACGCCGGAGACGCCCCCGGCTACAGCGGCCGGGGCAAGGCCCAGACCCTGGACAAGCGCCACCAGCGGATCATGGTCCCCCGCACGCCCTTCGAGCTGGACGCCATCCGCCGCGACGCGCTCGCCACGACCCAGGCCCTCTTCGGCGGCTTCCTGCCGGTCTACAGCGGCCCCAACCCGGGCGAATGCGGCTGGAAATGTTCCTTCAAGGAAGTCCACATCGACGCTCGCAAGGGTCACCCGATTGCGGACCTCATGGCGGATCACGGCTTCCAGCAGGTCCCGACCGAGTTCAACGGGCTGGCGTCATGAGGGTCCGGATCCTGCCGGAGTACCCCGGATACGTCCTCTCCGACGATGGGCGTATCCAGGGCCGCTCGGGGCGCTGGTTGAAGCCCCGTACGGACTCCGGCGGCTACCAGAACGTCGCGCTCCACAACGGGGGCGGCAACAAGACGCAAAAGACGGTACGGGTCCACATCCTGATGGCCCGCGCCTTCCTGGGAGACCCGCCGACCCCACAACACGAGGTCTGCCACGACAACGGGGACCGCACGGACAACCGGGCGGCCAACCTCCGGTGGGGAACGCGGGCCGAAAACATGGCGGACAAGATCCGCCACGGAACACGACAGACCGGTGAGCGTCACGGGCAAGCGAAGCTCACCTGGGAGGCCGTCCGGTACATCCGGGCCCATCCCGAGACCCCCGCGCGGGACCTGGCTACGAGGTTCGGCGTCAAGGTCCGCTCCATCTACTCCGTCCTTCGGTTCGAGACCTGGAACGACGTCTCCTCAAACAGTTAGGACCGCTCATGTCACCTGCACACAAGGGATCCGCTCACCACCTGGCCGTCCTCACCGAAGAGGCCGTCAAGGCAGCCCGTACGGCCCACCGCCAGGGAGCCCGCCCCGCCGACCTCGCCACCAAGTACGGCGTCACCGCCGGGGCCATGCGCCGCGCCCTGTCCGGCGCCACCTGGAAGCACCTCGCCGACACGTCCACGGAGGACAGCAATGCAGCGTGACCCCCTTCAGGCCGCCTGTGCCGCCTGCCGCAACACGGCCTCGGTCACCCGCGCCCTGTGGGACCGGCTGAAGGGGCGGATGGCCTGCGGACACTGCCGCAAGATCACCAACTGGAGCACCGCGCCGTGAGCAACGCACCCACCACCCACGTCATCATCACCGGAGCCCGGTTCCACCCGGACGTCCGCAAGGTCACCACCGAGCTGGCCCGGATCGTCCTGGACGCCCCCGGCTGGGTCGTCGTCCGGCACGGCGCCTGCCCCGGGGAGGACTCCGTGGACCAAGCCGTCCACGAGTGGATCGCCGACTGCGGAGAAGCCCTCGGAGTCATCGAAGACGCCATGCCTGCCGACTGGGACCACTGCACGGCCGCCTGCCCCGAGGGCCACCGCATCCGCAAGCGCCCCGGCGACGTGTACCACCCCGGCAAGCTGCCCGACTACTGCCCCGCCGCAGGCGTCCGCCGCAACCGGGCGATGGTCGAGAAGCAGCCCAAGGCGGCCGTCCTCATCGCCGCCCCCTACCGGGTCTCCCGGGGCACCAAGAACTGCATCCGCCTCGCCAAGCAGGCACAGATACCCGTCCGCATCATCTGGGCCCCCGTACCGGCGCCCAAGTTCCTCTCGGAGGCGATGTTCTGATGAACGATCCGATCCCCACGTTCAGGTCCGACGTCGATGTGGAGCTGGTCCAGTTCACCGGGGACGACACCAGCCTCTGCAACGCCGCCCGCGTCTCCACCCTCGGAGAGCGGGCGCAGGGGGAGGGCTGCCCCACCAAGAACGCCGGACTGATCAACTATCTGATGCGGGACAAGCACGGCAGCCCGTTCGAGCACGGCTCCATGACCTTCATGATCAAGGCGCCGATCTTCGTCTTCCGCGAGTTCCAGCGTCACAGGGTTGGCTGGAGTTACAACGAGGAGAGCGGAAGATATAGGCGCCTCGACCCGGTGTTCTACATCCCCGGCCCCGAACGCAACCTCGTACAGGTCGGCAAGCCCGGCGCCTACACCTTCCAGCCCGGCAGCTACCAGCAGCACGCGGCCGTCACCGGAGACCTCAAGCGCATCAGCATCGAGGCATACAACACATACCTGCGGATGCTGGAACCCCCGTTCAGCATCGCCCGCGAAGTCGCCCGCATGGCCCTGCCGCTGAACATCTTCAGCTCCATGTACGCGACCTGCAACCCGCGCTCCCTGATGCACTTCCTGGCCCTGCGCACGCACCGGCCGGACGCCACGTTCGTCTCCAACCCCCAGCGGGAGATCGAGATGGTCGCCGAGAAGATGGAAGACGCCTTCAAGGGCCTCTACCCCACCACCTGGAAGGCTTTCGAGGAGAACGGCCGGGTGGCGCCGTGAACGAGCGGCACGCGATCACCCCGGAGGAAGTACTCGCGATCCTGAGGGACCCGGACACCGGCCCGGACGCCCCGTATCCCTGCTCCATCGGCGTCAACTGCGACGAGTGCTGGACGGTCGTCCGGGGCGACTTCATCGTCACCGACCGGATGGAGAAGCCCGACCGGCTGGAGCTGGCCCGCTCGTTCCTGCGGGGCCAGGGCTGGACCTGCACCGAGGAACACGACCTGTGCCCGTCGTGCGCCCAGACGTACGCCCAGGAGGGGCTGTGAAGACGTGGATAGCCCGGTGGCGGGCCCGTCGTGAAGCGCGCCGCCATCGCCTGCTGGTGGTCCGTCTGACCGTCTCGGACGACGTGCTCCAGCGCTACCTGATCCAGACCAAGCAGAAGGACGGGGACGGCCGGTGAATCCGTACTGGAGTTACCTCCTGACCGCCGTCGGCATCTGCGGCCTGTGGCTGGCCGGGAAGAGCAAAGCGGTCGGATGGGCCGTCGGCCTCGGAGCACAGGGCCTGTGGGGCGCGTACGCGGTCACCACGCACCAGTGGGGCTTCCTGGCCTCCGCGTTCGCCTACGGGTTCGTCTACAGCAAGAACTACGTCGCCTGGCGCACGGCCGAGCTGAAGGAGAAGGGGTACCTGTGACCGGCAAGTTCACGACCAAGGACAGCGGCAAGCGCGAGGCGTACACCACCGGCATGGTCCGCGACACTCAGGACGGCAAGGCCCGCTTCGACCTGCTGTTCCCGCAAGGGGTCCCGTTCTCCGACCAGTTTCTGACCCGGGTGGCGGAGCTGATGACGCGCGGCGCGGAGAAGTACGGCCTGCGCAATTGGGAGAAGGCGGGGACCGTCGAAGAGCTGGACCGCTTCCGGGCATCCGCGATACGGCACCTCGCGCAGTGGATCGCGGGGGACACGGACGAGGACCACGCGGCGGCGGTCGTCTTCAATCTGCTGGCCTTCGAGACCACGCTCGCCAAGGTGAACCGGGCCGAGTCGGGCCCCCAGGTTCCTTGAGGGGTTGTCAGTGGGTCCCTGTAGTGTGATTATTTCTGCTGCAACGAAGCCTGCGCAGCAGGACAGGGACCTAGTTGACACTGTCGAAACGAAGTGTCTACTCTAGTACCTAGCGATCCGGCGCCAATCCGGAAGTGACTCGTCAACCCGTATGAAATGAGATTCGCGTGCCTCGCAATCTACCCAATACCGCAGGGGCTCCCAAGCCTCCCGCGCCCGGCTCCCCGGCTCTCACCGTGGCCCCGTCCGGTCCGTTCGACCCGATGGAAGCCCTCGGCCTCGTGGCCCTGGAGGAAGCCTCCGAGTTCACCAACGCCCTCTTCTTCGGCGACGCGGGAACCGGCAAGACCTCCTGCATGGCGTTCCTCGCCAACCTCCCCGGCGACGGCCTGACCGTCATCATCAATGCCGAGGGCGGCCTGAAGAAGCAGGCGCTCAAGAACCTCGGCGTCGACACGTCCAAGGTGGTGATCTTCCCCGACCGCGAGAAGGGCGAGGAGATCACGTACGAGTCCCTGGAAACCCTGCTGTACCGGCTGCGCGCCATGCTCCAGCGCTCCCCGGGCTGCATCAAGGGCGTCGGCTTCGACTCCGCCACGGACCTCTGTGCCGGTCTCCTCGGAGACATCACGGCCTACGCTTACCAGAAGGACCAGGATCTTCCGCAGATCCTCAAGGACAAGCGTGCCGCCGACGGCAAGAAGCTCCGCGAGTCGCCGCACGAGACCCAGCTCCAGGACTACGGCCTTCTCACCAACCAGGCCCGGACGATTTTTCGTGGCTTCCGTGACCTCGGATGCCACTTCGTCGTCACCGCCCTGGAGAAGGACGACGCACAGAACGAGAACGGCACCAAGGCCATCGGCCCCGAGCTGCCGAACAAGATCTCGTCCTCCCTGCGCGGATACGTCGACCTGGTCCTGCGGTTCACCGCCGAGACGGTCAAGACCGGCCCGGCCACCCAGGAGACCCTGGTCGTCGCGAAGACGAAGGCCCTGCTCACCCAGCAGTGCAAGGACAGGCTGGGTGTCCTGCCCTTCGAGCTGGTCAACCCCACCTTCGAGCGCATCCACGGCTACGTCACGGGTGAGCTGACCGTGGAGACGGACCCGGAGATCGAGCGTTACCGGCAGGTCCGCGCGGCGGGCGAGGCGCAGCGCCTCAACCGCAAGCAGCAGCGCGCCGCCTGAACCCCTGTACCACCGCACACACTTTCTACGCGAGGACAAGAATCATGCCGAAGCTCACCAAGCAGCAGGTCCAGGCCGCCACGTCCCAGGGCTACGAGGACAAGAGCGAGGAGCTGAAGCCGCTGCCCGTCGGCAACGGTGAGGCGTACGTCTACAAGCTCGTCTCCTGCGAGGAGGGGCCGACCCGGAAGAACCCGAACAAGATCCAGTGGACCTGGACGCTGACCCTGGACGGCCGTTACCACCCGGACCTGGTGGGCGCGGGCTACCTGGAGAAGATCTGGTACTACACGGCCCTGGACGGCGGCAACGAGTGGGCCATCGCCAAGGTGCTGCACGCGTTCGGCTACGTCCCGGAGACCGACACCGACGAGCTGATCAACGACGAGGCCACCGTCCTGGTCTTCCCGACCACGGACACCTACGGCACCCCGCCGAAGATCTCGATGAAGGTCCGTCGTCTGGCCGCGCACGACGAGGCGGACTACCCGCAGGCCGTCTCGCCGATGGAGCAGGAGGCGCGCGAGTACCTGGACGCGCACGCGGCCAAGCCGGCGGCTGCTGCCGCCCCGGCGGCTGTGGCCCCGGCTCCGGCCGAGGACCCGTGGGCCGTGGGCCCGCAGGACGCGGTTGCGGTCATCCCGCCGCAGGCGGCCGGTGAGCCCGAGGACGAGTTCTAGGATCCCCGGAGCAACCGGCTGATTCGGCCCCCCGTGAGGATCCTCGCGGGGGGCCGAACTGGTGAGCGGGTGTTAGGCTAGCACGTGATAGACTGTCACCATAGTGACCGGTATCTGTCAGAAAGCGAGCCCACACATGACTACGCCAACCCGCAGCACGGGAGTCTCCCCGACCAAGGCCGTCCGCACCCCGCAAGAGGCCATGGCCATCGCCCGCAAGACCCCCGGCGTCAAGGTGCTGTACTCCGAAGGACATGAGAAGTACGGCGCCCGCCTCAAGGCCCACCAGATCCGCGCAGGCAAGCGCGGCCCCTGGGTCCAGTACCACGGCGAGGTCGCGACCTCCGCCCTCAAGCAGCACGACGGCACCTACAACGTCTACATCTACGTCAAGCCGTCCACGGCCAGCAGCACCGACGACTAACCCTCCCGGAGCGCGCATGGCCCCCAACCACTCACCGAAAACCCTCAGCCCCCAGTAGGGATCTCCCGACGCCGGAGATCCCTACTGGGCTATCAGGGGGACCGCCGCGCCCGGGAGACCGCATGCAGACTCTGCCCGCAACCTTCGCCGCACCGCACATCCAGCGGGTGGCCATCCTGCCCTCACAGCTCCCCGAGGGCCTGTTCACGCCCGTCGCGTTCGACTTCGAGACCAGCGCCCTCTACTGCGACGAGGGCGGCATCGCCACCGCGTCGGTTGCCTGGTTCGAGGACAACATCCAGGACGAGGAGCACATCCGCACCGCCGCGTTCCCCTTCGCCCAGGGCGAGGAAGGCAAACCGGACTGGAACGGGCAGGAAGTCCTCTTCGGGTCCGCCGAGGAGATCAACCTCCCGCTGGAGGAGTGGCAGGCTCTCACCTCCTGGCTGAGCAGGCAGCGGCTCATCGCCCACAACGCCCAGTTCGACGTGATCATGGCGACCGGCGGCGTCATGGAGTACCGCTGGGACCACGGCTTCGGCATCGACCTGTCCGACCAGTTGTACTGGGACACGATGCTCGCCAACTACGTCCTGTGGCCCCGCGAACAGCTCGGACTGAAGGAGACCGCCGAGCGGCTGTGGCCGGACGAGGGCCAGAAGGACTCCCAGGAACGCCTCAAGAAGCACCTGAAGAACCAGAAGAAGAAGCGGGGCGGCAAGGGCGGCCCCCGCTACGACCTCGCCAACTGGGAGGTCATGGAGCAGTACGCCGACGACGACGCCTACAAGGCGCTGCGCCTGTACCTGGTCCAGAAGCGGGAGTTCGGCTCCGACGAACACCCCCAGTACCACCACTTCAAGTACGTCCTGCTGCCCGTCCTGCGCCTCCTGGTGAAGGAGGAGAAGCGGGGCATGCCCTACGCCGTGGGCGCCTCCAGGAAGGCCGCACAGCGCGTCGCCGAGGCCAAGAAGCGGCTGGGGGAGACCCTGCCGTTCGAGCCGACCGGCGACCACGCCAAGGCGTACTTCTACGGCGACCCCGCCACCGTCAACCGGCGCGGCCACCGCTCCCTGGGCCTCATCCCCCGCTACCGCTCCGAGGACACCGGAGCCCCCTCCCTGAACTCCGAGGCGCTGCGCGAGCTGGCCGAGGAAGAGGTGCCCTGGGCCAAGGAGTGGCAGATCTACACCCTCCTGGAGCGCGCCCAGTCGATGTACTACACCGGGTGGGCCGACAAGTGCGGCAAGGACTCCCGCATCCGGGCCCGGATCCGCCAGGTCGGTACCGTCTCCACACGTTTCTCCATCGAGCGCGCCAACCTCCAGGCCATGCCCCATGACCGCAAGCTCGAAGGGCTCGCGTTCGTCGGTCTGGACGACCTGCCCACGCCCCGCCAGTTGATCGCCCAGCAGGTCCGGGACACGATGCCCGGCTGGGTCCTGATGGAGTACGACCTCTCCCAGGCCGAACTGAGGCTCGGGGCGCTGCTGGCCCAGTGCAAGAAGATGCTCGCCGCCTACTTCGAGGACGTCGACCTGCACACGTTCACCGCCGGGCAGTTGGGGGCGCCGCGCCAGGTCGGCAAGGTCGCGAACCTGTCCCTGGAGTACGGCGCCGGAGCGACCACGCTCGGGAACATGATGGTCAAGATGACCGGCGGCAAGGTCAAGATGAAGCCCTGGGAGCTGAAGGAGGTCCACGCGGGCTTCCACCGCACGTACCCGGAGCTGAACCGGGCGATCGAGAAGTGGGACCGGTTCGCCCAGCGCAACAAGTACATCCCGCTGATCGGCGGGCAGAACCGGTACATCCGGTTCGGCGAGGACACCCGACTGGGCTGGAACCAGCACGTCCAGGGCTCCCTGGGCCAGTACATGCTGCACTGGCTCCTGGAGATCGAAGGCATCTGCGCCCGGCTGGGGATTCACCGGCGTGCGGAGCTGGAAGGCATCGGAGGAGCGGGCCTGCTGATGGAGGTCCACGACTCCGCGATCACGCTGATCCCGCAGGATCTCCAGGAGGAGTTCTCGTTCCTGGTCAAGAAGGCAGGCATCAGTCTGTGGCACGACTACTTCGGTTACATCGAGAATGGCTTCAACGGCCGGGGTGTGCCGATGCTGATTGACGGCAAGGAGTTCGCGACGTGAGGAACGGGATATGAGCCCCAAGTTAGGCGACAGCGGCGGCAGCAGCCCCCGCAGCAACGACGACTTACCGGTCCGCCGGGGACGGCCCACCAACGAAGAGGTGGCAAACCGCCGCAAGGCCCAGCAGATCCGGCGCCGGATCCTGGACGAAGCAGCGTTCGGCGGCGGGTTCGACGTCCCCGAGGACATCACCCCCACAGAAGCCGCCGTGGAGGCGTTCCGGCGCTCCCTGGGCATGGTCCGGTGGATCGAGTCCCAGATGGCCCTGTGGGCGCCGACCCTGCTGCCGCTGACCGAAGAGCATTTCGATGACAAGAGCGCGGTGCAGTCGCTGCCGACGCACGAGGCGGCCTGGCTGGACCTGTGGATGCAGGAACGCAAGGAGCTGCGGGAGTGCATCAAGCTCTGCCACGCCATCGGTGTGGAGGAGCGGCAGCTCCAGTTGCAGGAGCAGCAGGCGGACGCCATGTTCCTGATCTTGGAGAGGGTGGTCGACGCGCTGGGCCTGTCGGATGCGCAGCGCCAGCAGATTCCGCAGTTGATGCCGGAGATCATCCGCACGGTGGCCCTGTCCGGATCCCGGGGAACGGTCCACACTCCGCAGATCTAGCCGCTAGGCTGCGTGCAGCGCATGACCAGCGCGGCTCCTCCAGCACGGTCGAGCCGAAGGCCACACAACGTCCGCTCCTAAGCCAGACCTCTACGGGAGCGGGCGTTGTGCTGTCTCCGGGCGCACGAGAGCCCCCGCTCAAGTCAGGTGAGCGGGGGCTCAAGGCATTGCGTTCCCGGGGGCCGCATCCCGCGCGGGTGAACTCCCCGACGGGGTAACCGCTGGTGCGGGAAGGATCCAGTTACCTGGTTCGGGCCGTATCCCGGCGAACGCTTCACGAAGCCTACCGCTACCCAAGGAACTTTGCGGGGCATTTCGTGACGAGCGGTACAGCAGGACCGGGGTCCCCTCAACCGTGCACCGTTCGTTGCAGGGTTCCTAAGCACTGTGTGGCCTGTCGCGCCCTGCGGGTAAAAGGATACCGCAGCGATATGTACTAGGGCTATCACCGGGTGCTAGAAAGATCTCCACCCCACCCGGCTTGCCATTTCCTAGACATGTGCTAGGGTAGATACAACAAGTCACGGACACCACGAAGGAGACCGGCGATGACGACCGACACCCGTATCAGCAACACCTCTTGGGCCTACGCCACCGCCGGAGACCTCTGGGCCGGGCAGGAGTTCGAGTTCTACACGGCCCAGGAGATGTACGAGCGCGCCGAAGCCCAGGCCGAAGCCGAGATGGAAGCGGCCATCGCCC